CCTTAACCTATACCGAAACCCTAAATGGTTCCTGATAAAAAAAATACCGCTCCTACGGCTCAGACCCAAGAAGGCTCTGACACCGAAGGCAATGAAAACTGGCTAGAACGGGCTAGAGGGGCGTATCAGACTTCTGAAACATACCTTGACTCTAATTGTCGCAAGGTGTGGGATGATTCTTTGCGGGCGTTTAATAATCAGCATCCTGGTGATTCAAAATACAACAACCCACAATACGAAAAGCGTTCTCACCTGTACCGACCTAAAATTCGTTCCATTATCAGAAAAAACGAAGCGGCTGCGGCAACCGCTTTCTTTTCAAATATGGACACCACATCCGTTGAAGCGGAGAACCCTTCCGATAAAGTCTCTGTTGCCTCTGCGGAGATAATGAAGTCTTTGCTTCAATATCGTCTGACCAAAAGCGTTAAATGGTATCACACGGTTTTGGGAGGTTTTCAGGATGCCCAGACTTTAGGGGCGGTATGCGCCCATATCTATTGGGAATACAAACAAGAACCTGTTGAAATAGAAATTGATGTAGTAGTTGTTGAAAAACCAGAGGATGCGGGAGAATACCCAGAGCAGACAGATTTGCCTGAAGGGTCTTTCACTGTTGAAGAAGAAGGTCTTGAGAAAGAAGGTCTTGCTGATGAAATGCCTATTCCTTCTGCAATGCAACAATCCCCACAGATGCAAGCACCGCCCACGGGTATGCCACCGGGGATGCCACAAGGTCAACCAAATCAACCGGGGATGCCACCTCCACCACCAGAGCCTTCGCCTCCAATACCAGAATTCAGGGCATTGGTGGACAAGCCTGTTGTGGATATAATTCCCATTGAAAACATACGCATAGACCCTTCTGCGGCATGGGACGACCCTATCAATACCAGTCCTTATGTTATCCACCTGATTCCCATGTATTTTATGGATGTAAAAGCCAAGATGAAATCTGGCGAGTGGAAAAGATTAGGGGATGGTTCTATCAGGTCTTCAGGAGCTACTAAATACGACTCCACAAGGTCAGCAAGACAAAATGAGAAATCAGACCCTTACGATTCTGATGGTAAGGAGTTGATGGATTATGAAATCGTTTGGGTACAAAGGCATATTCACCGTGTAGATGATGAGGACATGGAATTCTACACAATGGGTACGGACTATATGCTGACTAACCCCCGTCCCTTGAAAGAATCCGTATTTCATGGGCGCAGACCTTATGTATTTGGAAACTGCGTTCTTGAAACACATAAAGTTTACCCTTCCAGTATTCCTCAGTTGGGTCGCGGGTTAGCAGACGAAGCCAACGAAATCGCCAACCAACGCATTGATAATGTTAAGTTTGTTCTGAACAAGAAATGGTTTGTTAAAGCTGGTTCTCAGGCGGATATATCAGGTCTGATTAGGAATGTTCCCGGTGGTGTCGTGATGATGACCGACCCTGCCAATGATGTTCGTGAGATTACTTGGCCCGATGTTACTCAAAGTGCCTATGAAGAATCTTCTCGTATAGACAATGACTTGGCAGAATTGCTTGGAAACTTCAATGCGGCTCAGGTCATGGCGGATAAAGGCATAAATGGTCCTGCCAGAAATATGCAGATGTTGTCACAGTCAGCAGGGACTTTGGTTGAGTATCTATTAAGGACTTATGTAGAAACATTCGTACAGCCTGTTTTGAGACAGTTAATGTGGCTGGAACAAGAATATGAAACCGACCAGACGATTCTTCAGTTGGCAGGCGCAAAGTCTAAAATGTTCAAGGAATACGGTTTGGGAGAAGTTTCAGATGAACTTCTAAACCGTGAGTTAGTGCTTAATGTCAATGTTGGTATGGGCGCAACAGACCCTAACATGAAGTTGCAAAAATTCGTGTCCGCCATGACCCAATACACCCAAATGTTAAAACTAGGTATTCCGGGGCTTGATATGAAAGAAGTTGGCAAAGAAATCTTTGGTCACTTAGGTTATCAAGACGGGTCAAGATTCTTTACCTCCGACAATCCTCAATTGGCTTTGTTGCAACAACAAAACTTAATGCTTAACAAACAGATGCAAGAAATGCAGAAGAAGTTAAAAGACAAAGCCGATGTAACGCAAGCCCGTATTGCAACTAATCAGGCTACCAACGAAGCCAAGATTCAAGGGATTCAAATTCAAGAAGATAATGCAAACTTGAGAGAGTCTTTGAAGCATAAGATGGCTTTAAGGGAATCAGACCAATCCAAGATGCACGATATTGGCATGAAGCATATTGATAATGAATCCCAGAACCTAAGAGACACCCTTGGTCATAAAGTTGCCATGAGAGAAGCCGACCAAAGCAGAGCGCATCAGATTGGTATGCAACACCTGACTAATTCTATGCAAGGGGCGCAAAAAGGACAGGATTTACAAAACCAGATTGCTATACAACAAGCTAAACCTATGGAACCTAAATGACAGACGAAAATGAGTTAATCATACGCAGAGCCGTATTTGGAGAACAAGTCCATCAATTCTTGAACTCTGATATTGGCAAGTATATGATAACTAGAGCAAAATACGAATTAGAAGAAGGTTTAAGGGCTTTACGCGCTGTAGACCCTACAGATTCAAAAGCAGTTATGAGGTTTCAGAACAAAGTATGGGTAGCTGAAAGTGTCCAGAATTGGCTTACTGATGCAGTTCAAGACGGGCTTTCAGCAATGGGTATTTTAGAAGAACGGGAGGAAGAATGAGCGAAGAAAACGAACAAATCAATGAAGAAGCATCGGATAACTCTGAAGCTATTGCAGCGGCAATAGCGGAACAAAACAACGCTCGCGTAGCGGCTTTAAACGCTATCGGCAATAACAATGACCAATTTCGTTCGGAAGAACTGATGGATGTTAATGATGAGGGTAACACGGAACCGTTTGTTGCAGAGCAGCAATATATAGCCGATGAGAACGCTCCCGCCCCTGACGAAGTGCCTGTAGAAGAACCTGTAGTAGCACAACCTGTATCCCAACCAGACATGGTGACTTTTAAGGTCAACGGGATTGAAAGATTGATGCCTTTGAGTGAAGTGATTGCAAGGGCGCAAAAAATTGAAGCGGCAGACCAATATCTGGCTGAAGCGGCAAGATTAAGGAATCAAGCATTACAATCGCCACCAAAAGACGCGATTTCGGTCGAAGATGAAGACCTAGCCCTTGCTCGGGCGATACAAATGGGCGATGAAGAAGAAGCGGTAGCGGCGATTCGGAAATTGCGGAGTACCGGTCCATCGAAAGACGACCTGACCAAAACAATTGATGAGCGGCTTACCTTTAATGACGCAATAGCAAGGTTTAGGGATGATTATAAGGACATCGTGAACGACCCATATCTAAATAAAATGGCTATGGATACAGACACACAAATGATTGCCAATGGTGATCGCCGTCCTTATGAAGTTCGTTATCGTGAAATTGGAGACAATCTTCGTGGTTGGGTATCCAAGTTCCGTGGCGAAGAAGTAAAACCCATGACCAAGCAAGAGCGTAAGGCATCAGCGCCCGCCGTACCCAAAGCAGCAGCGGGTAAGACGGTAACTACTGTCGAAGAAGAAAAGGAAGAGTCAGCCGCAGATATTATTGCAGGAATAGCCTCTCAACGAGGCGGTCCTCAATGGATGTCTGGGCTTAAACATTAACTGTTAAGGAGGTTATTATGGCTGGTCAGGTATGGGCAGTAAACAGTCTCGGTAAACGATAGCTGCCGAGAATATGACAAGTGAAAGAAATGGGCTATATGTATTCGCGCCAACTGAGCAATGTACTACGGATGGCGGTACAACCACTTGTCAAGTTCCGTAAACAAAATTGCGGAACTAAAACAACGCGATATGCTGGAAGTTCCTAAAACCTTTTTGACTAATACGTGAAACTAAAAAGGATACAACAATGGATAATCAGCAGGCAACTCTTACAGAAGCAGACATTGGATGGTTGGCTGGAATTATAGAAGGTGAAGGAAGTCTATCAATGAATGCTTATGATCGTAAGGATAGAGGGTGCAATCTCAAAGTTCAGACCTCAATCGTGATCTATAATACGGATGCTGGAATTATTAACAAGGCAACTAGAATTTTAGATCAACTTGACGTTGGTTATTATGTCAAGGAGAGGGATCAGAAACCTATGATGCGTGAGGGCGGACATTATATGCCAACAGCATCAATGTTAAGTTTGCTGATGAAGGGATTGGAAGACGGATTGAAGGTACTTCGCATTATCAGACCGCATATGTGCGGCGATAAAAGTCATAGAGCGGATTTAATGATTCGTTATTTGGCAAGGCGATTCGAGAAAATTAAGGATAACGGTGGAAACCATCGTAACCTGAAAATTGATCGTGAAGACCTTCAAGTAGTCGCAGACTTCTACAAAATTACGAAACGGAGCAATCCGAATACTGTAAAGAGAGTCCTCAACGAGCTTGAGCGTTGCACCGCATAGGTGATGATGTGCTCTGATCTACGGCGAAATCCGTAGAAGTCGGCAGAAATGACCGGCTCACTCTGGAAACAGAGGGGTAACAGGATGCAATTTTGTGATGTACGAGATGCCTCTCAACAAGGCAAAAAGAAAGGTGATATCTTTACATGGGATGTATTCTCAGATGTAGCAACCGCTGGTGGGGTGATTACTGAAACTAACACCATGCCAGAAACCAACTTCACTATCGTTCAAGGTACTTTGACGATTACTGAGGCTGGAAATAGTGTTCCGTTCTCAGCCAAATTAGATAATCTGTCTAAATTCCCTGTGATGGAGCTTGTGCAAAAAGTGTTGAAAAACGATGCAGTCAAGACTTTTGACCGTTTGGCTTGGACGCAATTCAACCAAACCTTGCTTCGTGCAATTCCTGTAGCCGGAACTGATACTGCTGCCGTTACCTTGTATACCAATGGTACTGTCACTGGTACTAATTCCATCGCTTACGGCAATGCACACGCTAAGAGCATTGTGGATTTGATGAAAGAAAGAAATATCCCTTGGTATGAACTTGGGGGCATGGCCGCGTAAGCGACCAATGAAAATTGCATGAATTGCTGGAACACCCTTAGAGCCTCGCAAAACCACAACGTGACTGGAAACAGTGAGCGTGATGGTATGAAAATTTGCAGGATTGGGCAATCAGCAGCGAAGAGCCTCCAAGGTCTTGAGCCAACTAACATGGTCGCGGATTCGATTGATTTCTTTGACAGCTTCAATGGTGAGGTCTTTCCCTCTACCGGGCATCAATTTGTGGCACTCGATACAAGCCTCGGCTTGAAGTTTCTTCCCTTGAATAAAAGGAAGGGTATCAATAAGCAAATTGTAAGCGAAGGAATTGTAGAAAACGACTTTGTAAGCAGTTTTGCCGGATTTGAGTTTTCGGAGTTGAATGTTCCGATTTGTTTGATGGGCGATAAATTCAATAGTTTGCCTTTCGCACATAGTGATTTCAACAATCACACGGAACTGAAATCCATGAGTTGTTCTTTTAGGAGCAGGGAATTTTCCAATACGGATACAACCTTCCCCATCAATAACTCCGGCAATATAAGCAGCAATGGTTGGTTCCATAATAAGACCTCACGGTTAACGTTCAACGACTATCCCTACGGGGAGTACGCTCAAGTGAGCGGAAGGATGCAACAGTCGCATCATACCATAGAAGCGACTGATGATATAGTCTTTTCTTCAGTGAAAGCTGAAGCAGCCGGAAATCACCAACCCGGCGGTACTGGAAATAACGAACCAGTGCGAAAATATAAGGCTTATTTGGGTGATGATTACTATGCTCTGGCTTGGCCTACGACCTTGCGTTCATTCAAAAACAACTTGGAAACCATCCATCAATATTCGGATACTGGTTTCAAGCTGATTATGAATGGCGAAATCGGACGGTACGAGAACGTGCGTTATGTTGAGCAAACCAATATTGCCAAGGGTATCGGCACTACGGGTATCTCGACTGCGAACGGTGGTGATATGACGGCATGGGCAAAGGGAAATTCCGATTGGATATTCTTCTTTGGAAATGACACTGTGGCTGAAGCTATTGCGACTCCTGAAGAAATGCGTGGGAAAATTCCCACGGATTACGGGCGAAGCAAAGGCGTTGCTTGGTATTATTTGGGTGGATTCGGAATTGTTCACTCTTTGGCAAGTAACTGCCGCATCGTCAAATGGGACAGTTTGGCTTAATAATCATGCAATTACGAAAGTAATTGATGAAATTTTCCAATTGTACCAAGTTCTAGCGTAATCCAACGCGGGGTGGGGGAACCTTCTCTCCCCCACCGCCGTACCGCACATAATGACTGAGAGGTAGTCTTATAAGGAGTTATCATGGCTACAAAGAGCATGGCGTATGACCATCCAACATACTTAGCAAGAACAGTTCTGGCAGCACCTGCTGCCGCAGCTGGCGCATCAACCTCGCAGAAGTTCGTGGCATGGACTAACCTTACGGTTTATTCCGTTACCGCAACCCTGTTAGCAACTGGTTCATCGACCTACACGGGTCTATGGAACGGAACCGCAACCGCAACTGGCGCATTGGCAGATTCTTTTGCCTTATTCCGTGTTTACAATACTGCCACCGCTGGCGCTACCCCTGCTTTAGCAACACAAACATGGGGAACTTATTGCGTCACGTTGTATAATGGCACAAGCACTGCAACCCAAACCAATAACCCCGGTTTCACCAATTTTTACAACATCGGTGGCACAGGTTCAAATGGTTCGGTTACGGCAACGGGCGGAGTTAATATCAACCAAGGAGATCAACTTTTTATCACACGCGGAACAGATGCTACTTGTGTTACTGCGTTTGCGATAGAAGTTGCGCCTACTCCTCTTGCTAGCATAACGGTATAAGGAGGCTATCATGGCTAAAA